CGCGGCGCGCTGGGGGTGGTCGGCCTTGCCTGCACCGAAGCGGTGCGATCCGGGGTTTTTGCTACAGATCGGGGGAGGGCATGGGTGTCTCGTCCTGCAGCGGCGCCCTGGCCATGGCATCCACGACAACGTAGACGGCTTTGGCTGTGGCTGTTGGGACCTGGCGAAGCTGCAGGAGCAATGCTCGCTCATGGGCATCCACATCCATCGCCACGTGCTCAGTTCTGGGCAACCCGTAGACACCACGGGTTTGCTGCGCTTGCGTGTGCACCCGGTACTTTTGACCTTCGCCATCGGCCAGCCAAAGCGCTTCGATGCCGAGCGCCACGCACACGCGGGCGTGCGCCCCTGCTGACAACTCCTTAGAGGCGCCACTCAGCGCCTGGCTGATCGCTTGCGATTTGCAGCGGGCGATCTTGGCCAATCGGGTCTGGCCGCCGTTCGATGAAAAGAAGGCGGACTCCTCCATCGCTTGACGAAGCCGGTCGGCGTAGCTGTAGGTTTGCTTGGTCATGTGTAAATAACTTTACGTTTTTCGTTTGTAAAAGTGCTTTGACCAGCAAAGCACGCCATAGAACATCTATCGGGCAAGCGATTCCAATAAAAACATTTTGTTTAAAGTATTCTTTGCATTGCCCATGTTTCAGTTATTCTTTGTGAATCACAGTTTTCTTTGTATGCACACCATGGACACCCCATCCTCTCTTCTGATCACCGCCCTCGGCGGCCCTTCCGAAGTCGCTCGCATCTTGCGCAGCGCTACCAATTCCGACATCTCCCCCCAGGCCGTCACAGGCTGGAAGCGCCACGGCATTCCGCGAGGCCGTGTGCTGCAGCTGGCCATCGCACGCGGCGCTGTCATCCGATCCATCGACGAAGCCGAGCCTGAGAACTGGTCGAGCCTGTTCCCTGGCCTTGGTCTTCCTGAGTCGAGCAAATCGGTTTGATCCATGGCGCTGATCGTCAGCGCCCCCTCTGACAAGCACTGACAACAGGTGTTGTCGCTGGTTGTCACTGCCAAGAAAACCCCGCCCAGCCTCGCCCGCCACCAGGAGCAACCATGTCAAACGACGCCCTCAACCAGATCACCCCGTTTTCTTGGGGAGAAATCTCCCTTACACAGGTCGCCTACATCGACGGCGTCCCGCACTGCACCCGAAAAGCCATCGGCGAGTGGCTGGAGTACGCCGACGGACAGAAGGCCATCGACAACCTGATCGCCCGAAATCCGCACCTTGGGGACCATTCAGTACCCCTCAGCCTGAGGGGTACTGACGGCAAGATTTACACCATCGAAGTCTTCCACCCGATAGGCTTTCTTTTGATCGTCATGGAGTCGGGCCAGCCCAAAGCCCACGCCATGAAGCGAGCGGTGGCCGAGTTCGTGTGGTCTTTTGCTGGCCCCAAGGGTTTGACCCCCCGCCTGCGCCACGACCTGACCCGCACCCGGATCGTGCTGCTGCGCGAGATCGAAGCCAGCCGCGACGCCTTCGTCACAGCCGCCCTCGTCAAGACCCTGCAGGACGTGAGCCTGCAACTGGGCATGCCCCTGCCCTCCATGAACTACCTCGGTGCCGGGCGGCAGCAGTTGACCCTTGGCCTGACCGATTGATCGGGGACCGGCCATGAACTCCCAAACCATCACCATCGCCATAGACCCCGGCCTGGCTGCGCGGCACGCTTCGTTGCGGTCCGTCTGCGCCCAGGGCGTCTATCAGCACGGGCTCAAGGCCGTCGCCTTGGGTCTGAATCGCGACCCGGGGAACTTGTCCCGCGAGCTGGCCGACAACGGGCGGCACCTCTCGGTTGACAGCCTGGAGGCGTACATCGAGAAGTTCGGCGACCTCTCGCCCGTCTTCTACCTGGTGGAGCGTTTCCTGCTCGCCAAGGAACAGCCGACCAAGGACGCCCAGCGCGGCCAGGTCTTGCAACAGATGCAGGCCCTCATGGCCAGCCTCGACCGGTGAGCGGGGTCGATCTTGAGTCCAGACAACTCCGCTGATTCCCCTATCGCCGTGGCCCTCGCCGCGCTGCGCTCCGCTGGCTGGCCCGACCGGGTAGACGCCATTGACGCCGCCGCCGTCACCCGCGAGCTGTGCGAGACCTACGGCCTGCCCGACGCCGTCGCCGCCCACGCCTTCACCGCCGCGCTGGCCCAGCTCATGGCCGAGCGCTTCAAGTCTTCCGCCTACATCGACGTGGATCTTTGCACCGCCCACCTGCTGGTGGTGCGCCAGCGCGATCAGGTCCGCCACTACTCCATCGACTACGTGCTCACCACCCTCGCCGCTGTGCACGGCCCAGCCTTCCCGCCCGATGACAACAACAACCTGCACTGAGGAGTCCCGCTGTGTCTGACCTCCTCACCGACATCGCCGAAAGCCTTAAGGCCGACTACGGCATGAAGCCCAGCCCGGACGGCAAGTTCCTGCGCCAAGGCGTCTGCCCACAGTGCGGCAAGAAAGAGCTGTGGACCTACGCCGCGACCCCCTGGGTCGTCAAGTGCGCCAGGGTCAACAAGTGCGGCGCCGAGTACCACGCCAAAGAGCTGTACCCCGACTTTTTCGAGAGCTGGACCGACCGCTTCCAGAAAGCCGAGGAAGCCAAGCCAGAGCCCGAGCGCAACCCCCACGCCGCGGCTGACGCCTACCTGCGCTTGGCGCGCGGCTTCGACTTGTCGCTGATCCGGGGCCTTTACAGCCAAGAGGTCTACACCGACGCCAAGGCCGACCATGGCCGCGGAGCCACCACATCAACCGTTCGCTTCCCGTTCGCAAACACCTGGTGGCAGCGCCTGATTGACAAGCCAGCGCGGTTTGGAAATAAAAAGGCCACGTTCCAGTTCAGCGTCCCATGGCAAGGCCACTGGTGGTCACTGCCCTCCCTGAGCTTCGCTGCCCCTCGGCCCGATGCCCCTGCCGACGCCCCAAAGCCACCCAAGGAACTGTGGCTCACCGAAGGCATCTTCGACGCCATCGCGCTCGAGCATCACGGCATCAAAGCAGCGTCGCTCATGAGCTGCAACAACTACCCCGAACACGCCCTGGCCGCCCTGCGCGCCCAGATCCAGCGCGAGGGGAACATGGTGAAAGAGCCGGTTCTGGTCTGGGCGCTCGACACCGGCAAGGCCGGGGAGACCTTCACCGTCAAGCACGTCGCCCGCGCCCGCGCCGACGGTTGGGAATGCAAAGCCGCCCAGCCGCCCAAAGCCAAGGCCAAGCTCGACTGGAACGACCTGCACCAGCGCGGCCAACTCACCGAAAAACACGTCGCCAAGTACCTGTACCAGGGCGCCCTGTTGATCGCCGCCACGGCCAAGGACAAGGCCCTGCTGATCTACAACCACACCGGGCAAAACAGCTTCGACTTCGTCCACGCCCAACAGTGGTTCTGGTTCAAGCTCGACTACGAGCGCTTCAACAAGACCGTGCTGCAGATCGAGTCCGACATCAAGGAAGGCACCCGCGCCGAGCTGGACAAAGAAGCGCTGCGCGAAGCCGCCCTCAGCGAGTCCCACACGCTGGCCTGCATCTGCTCCTGCAACCCGCAGATGCTCTATTACCAGGGCAACGAAGTCACCCAGGAAGCCTGGTACTACTTCCGTGTGACGTTTGGGACCGACCAACCGACCGTGAAGGGCACCTTCACCGCTGGGCAAATCGTCAGCGCCCCGGAGTTCAAGAAGCAGTTGCTGCACATGGCGCCCGGCGCGTTCTACACCGGCAACGCCGCCCAGCTCGAACGCATCATGCAGCGCCAGCTCACCCAGCCGCTGGTGGTGCAGACCGTGGACTTCATCGGCTACAGCGCCAAACACAAGGCCTATGTCCTGGGCGACCTCGCCGTGTCGGACGGCACCGTCATCGAAGCCAACGAAGACGACTATTTCGAGATCGGCCGCACCGGGCTCAAGACCCTGCAACGCTCGATCAAGCTCGACCTCAACACCGAGCCCGCCACCTACAACCGCGAGTGGGTCACCCACCTCTGGCGCGCCTACGGCCCCAAAGGCATCGTAGCCCTCACCTACTGGTTTGGCAGCCTGTTCGCCGAACAGATCCGCGCCGAGCAAAAGAG